TGAACATCTTCTGCTCATAAGCATTTACATAAGTCGCAAGTTCGGCATAACATTTTTCAATGTATGGTTCGATCTGATCCTCACACGCTTTATCCAAGAAATTAACAACTTTTGTCTTATCTGGAATCTCGTCTTCACCAAAGATAGTCTGAACAAGATATCCCAGATTGAGATATATGGAATCAGTGTCAGAAGCGATAACATAATCCTTTTGTTCTGTCTTGAGCAATCTATTTAGATACTTATTCATCTTATTCTCAATCCATCTGATTGAGACTTGCCCTGATAAAGTTATTGCTTCAGCATTCTCTAACTTATAATATCTAAAATAATTATTACCAATAGCACCATAAGCACTGTTAAGTTGTATCTTCTTTGCCATCTGAATATTATTACATCTAGCAATCTCCTTCTCTAACTTCTTACTAGGTGCCTTCTCATACTCCTGTCTAGCAGTAAGCATCTTCTTCTTAAATATAACTCTCTCACTATAAATCTTCTCCATCAACTCTGGTAAGAATCCCTTCTTACTCTTATCATACTGTGCTCCATTAGCACAAGTTGCATAATCTTCTGTAATCTCAACCTCCTTTTTTAGAAACCTCTCAACGCTCGCGCTGGGATGTCTAGTCTCCCTGAGGGTTTCCGGACTGATATTGTATTGCATAATAAGATGAGGATACAGGGAATTAAGATCAAAGCTAACAACCCAATCATAGCTTCCCGCTTTCGGTTCCTTGACATAGGCTCCGGCATACTTGTCCGTCTTCTCAACATTTTTCTTTGGAGGAATAACAATATTCCTCTTCTTAAGATAATTATATATTATTGAATCCCACGTCCGGACTTGATAAAACACATCAGTGAAGTTCACCTTTGCATCATATGCCATAGTCAGGGCAAGTTCAATCAACTTCATCTTGTCCTCAAGTCTGTCAACAAGTTCAACGTCCACCACGTTGTACTCAACAAACTTCTGCCAATTCCCTGTGTAGAAATCCTTAAAGGTATCAAACTCAGAGTGATCTAGTTTCTTTTGCCCTAACTCTACTTCCGCAATGTAATCCAAACGATAGGATTCTCTATTAGTATAAGTGAATTTCTTATACAAGTCAAGGTAGTCAAGTTGTGTAACACCTCCTATGTCCATTTGAAGATGTTGTCTACCCTTAATATAAACTTCTCCTTCTGTCACCAATCCCCAAGGGGATAGACGCTTCATTAATTTAAGTCCTAAGACACGCTTCAAACGCCCTGCAATGTATGGTATATCGAATAACTGTACATTCCACCCCGTAACAACTTCAGGGGTGTGCTGCATCCACCAATCAATAAACTTATTGAGTAACTCAAACTCATCCTTACACTCAATATAACTATGGTTCTCTTGCTTAATCTGGTATGGTTTAACACCCCAAGTTATAATGTTTTTAGTAGAATAATCCTGTATGGATATACAAAGAACCTCCTCAACACAATCTAAAACATTAGGAAATCCCTGCTCTGCTGTCGTCTCAATATCAAGAGTAACTAATTGAATCTTTGATATATCAAACTTAATCTCATCCTGCGGATACTTCTCAGAAATATACTGATAGATATACCTTTCATTGCCGTAAATATTAAACCCTTCTACATCCTGATACTTCTTAAAGAACTCACGACAATCCCGTACATATCCTGGTTGGATAGGTTCTACAGGTTTTCCATCCAGAGTTCGAAATTTACTCTTGCGTTTTGAGTCCACATAAAGTGTTGGACGCCACTCCTCCCTATTGGTAAACCGTTCCCCATTATCGTATCCACGAACAAGGAACTGGTTCCCAACAAGTTGAACGTTAGTATAAAATCTCATTCCGTCAAATCTCTACATGGTCCTGGACCAAACCACGCTGTACCTTCACACCCATGTTCTTTCCACCACCAAGGATAATCACGCTTCGTTCCCTCCTGAGCCATCCTATTGATAGGAATAATCTCAGCAGGTGGCAAATCAATTGGAATCATCAGTCAAATACGTCTTCGTATTTTGCTAGGAGGGTAGTCTTGGGATCAACCAAGGTTAATATTTTATCAGATGATATCATCACTTCGTTCTGATTTGTTATATTAAGTAACCAAGGCTCCAAAGTATTCTGCTCCTTGATCACATAAGGTTCTACCAATCTACAATCAGGTTCTCCCAACTCCGTTGTTACTTCCTGTATCTGGGCGATAAGGTTGAGGCCGTTTGTAAGGACTATCACTTGTACGTTTTCTTTCTTCAATGTCATTGATTTTGTCCTCGTAGGATTCTTTAACTTGGTCAACAGGTTCTACTAATGTAACAACCCAGTCTGGATGGATAGGTATCTCAGTATCTTTGGATAAAGGCATCCAAGGAAAAAACGTTAATGAAGCTTTCCCTTCTGGAGAACCTGTTCTGGATATATCAGACTGGTTTAACTTAACAACGTATGGATAAGAGGCCAGATATGCAGTGACACTGTTCTCACCCTCCACTGCTAATTCTTTCCAGTCGGCAATAACGTCCTCACCAGACTTGAGCAATGCTAGTTTAACACTCATGGGTCAACTCAACCTCCAAACATTATAAAGGATCCCCCAACAAAAGTCAAGGGATCCGATATCTCGAACGAATTTATTTAGAGGAATTCTTTACGAGTATGATGGTCAGGAACTATTCTCCCCAACTCAACCACGAGGAGTCCGTCGTCAAAGCTGACGGATCTAACCTCTGTATCCTCGGAGAGCGTCCATTGTCGCTCAAAGGAACGTCCAGCCAATCCTTTGTGGACAAATTCTCCAGCATCTTTTGATTCTTCTTTTTTGCCTTCCACATATAGTTTTCCAAACTCCGTGAAGACTTTGATGTCATCTTTCTTAAACCCGGCAAGGGCGACTTCGAGTCTCGATTCGACATTGTTTACTTGGATGAGGTTGAATGGTGGATAGTTAGACGTGTGTGATGTTGGAACATTAAAAAATCTGTCTAGGTAATCATCATTGATTCCTATGCTGTTCTTCATGATCTTATCCATTAGCTCTGGAAGATCAGACGAACGGTACCTTACTAGGTTACCCATAATAGTAGCTCCTTTAAAAGCGAGTTTGTGTTTTGTTGTCCCTTACGGCGACATACTAATTATATCACTTACCTAGTCTACTTGGGTTCGGTTAACTCTATAAGATGTAGGTGGGTATCCACATAATCTGTAACATGGTACGTATAACCGCCCATGTTTTTAACTGCTTCTCCCAAAGAATGATCATTTCCTCCCTCTTCCATCCTATCACCAAAGAAATATAATTCATCATCTTCATTAAAATCTCTTAGTATCTGACTCTTATCAGAACCTTTAGGTCCAATATCAAGTCCAGTCTGTCCTCCAACAGCAACAGTTAAATCAGGAAACCGATCCCTAATTCTCTCTGCTATATCCTGCCTCTCATTAGTTTGTTGATCCCATCTAACATACCTGTCTCTACCAATAAAAGGATCCTCTGCTCTACCTAGGATAGTAAAATTAACACCACCAGGTCTACGTTCAATATGATTCCCATTACGAATAAGAAACTGACTAAAATTTAATTCATCATATAAAAAACCCTCTACATCAGGAGGCAATGACCATTCATCTCTATACACATTCTTATCACCCTCATACACATCACTACCAGAGCAATTATATACTCTCGTACAATTATTGTATATTTGTGGAGTGACTTGCTCTACCGTCTTCTGTCTATCACTACCAGTAACTAGGTAGGTATCATTATTGTATATAAAATTAGTAAATTATGATAAGAATTCAGTGGTAATCATTTGCCGACTGGGAGTAAGAGTCCCGTCAACGTCAAAGATGAATTTTTTCACTTCCTAATTTCCACCCCATAGCACATTTGTTGCATTTGCCAATGTCTTCCATTGTGCATTGCCAACCACTGTGACATTCATCACAACCTTTGCCACCACATTCATTACATACTGCATGATATTGTTCAGATAATTTATTTTTCAAGTGTTACCTTCTTTTTACCAATGTTGTACTTAGTTTCTAATGTCCACTCATCCTTTTCTTTGAATGCAAGAACTTTAATTTGATTAAGAGGTGCTATATCACCAATAGACTTTGGATTTACGACCTCAATAAGTCCCCAATCAGATAGTAACTGAGTAATGCGATTACGTCGCTGTACGTCATTAGGTGTAAGATTAGCATGCTTTCCATCTAATGCGAATAGTTCCTTAAAGTGAACGATGTAATACCTTCCTTGCTTATGCAAGATGTGGCATGATTGATATAACTTCTTTTCCTTGCGAGATGCTACACCAATTCTAGTAAGAGTTTCTCTAACTTTCAAGAAATCATCAGGTTCATTTAACTGAACCTCTACCATAGATTCCTGACTCCAGTTAACCTCTGGTTCTTTGACCGTGCTCATTTGTATCCTCCAGTGTCAAGTCGCTGCTTAATAAACGTCAATTGGTCTTTAGTTAGAAGTCTTAAGGCCTGTAGAGCTTTTTCGTTGGAGTAACCATAATATTTTTTAACAATATTAAGATTTTCAACTTTATCTTTTCTTAACCAGGGTGAAAATCTCTTCCGTTTTCTCAGACTATTTAGATAAAATTGATATTGCATGTCCTTATCCATATGGTTATGGAGGTTCATCTCATTTGCATAAAGAACCGTGTCGAGATGTCCACTAAGACAACGATTGACAATGTAAGGAGCGTAATCCTTAATAGCATCTGGATCATCATATGTTAAATCATCCTTAGTGAAATTGATAGAGTTCAACCAATCTTTAAGTTCAGTCATTATTCGTCAAAAACGTAATCATTTTCACCTGATGCTGGAACCACAATACTACTATCTTCTGCTACAAGTTCAATCATCTCAGAAGGCATATGGGAAGTTGTCTGTTGAGAAGAATAAGGATCAATATGTTCTGCTAACTTCTTAGAATCTCTCTCCAAATTAGCAAACCTCATTTTGTTAAAACTAACAAACTCTTGTTCCTTCTTCGTAGTATAGTGTAGCACAACTGGATTAAAATACTCCATATGCTTCTCTTCAAGCCATCCTTGTGTAACATCTTGTACAGAGAATAACCCCGTAGAAACTCCAAGACGACTTAACATAACCCACACTCCATACTCATCAACTATCCTTTGATTAGGAACAGGAAAGAGAACTTCATTTGCTCTGAATTGTTCCATCAATTGTGATAGTTCATCTAAAGATTCCCTAATCTTCTTATGGACACTATTATTCAACAATACAACACCAAGACAATACTTATACACCTCTACCTTACCACCCAAATCGTAGATACAAGCATCAACCAAATCTAATTGATCCCTTATATTCCTACCACCACCAGTGGTTGGATCATATTTAAATCCAAACTCTTCTCTACCATATACGTCATGAACACAATAAGTATCAAAAAGATACTTAGGATCCTGATAGAATATAGTATCTGAATCAACGTATAGAAGATTGTGATCCTTATTAAAATACTTTAGATTATACCACCTATGAATTGACCATGCATTTAGCATATTATGATCAAATCCTTCCTCAAATGGTTCAACCCTTACTGAATAATCAAGAATGAAATCATGGGGAATAAAAGAAGGGTCGTCACAAAACAAATAAACAATAATTTCATTGTTAAAATCTCTAATAGAACTGATACTATGCTCAAGACGTTTCAGTTCATGCTCATTGATGTGAGCATGCTTACTCATCTTATAAGAGTAGAAAATGATATCAACATAATCATTTCTACCACGAAGTTTGTTCAACTTCTCACGTCGATTCATCGGATAATCTCCAGGTCTGCTCCAGGTTGCCAGAGTTCCAATTCTCTACGAACTCTACCTTCCTTTGTTAATTTATCATATCTCTTGGAAGCCTTCTTCTTCCACCACTCAATTGCCTGTTGAGCAGTGTGTCTAAAGTCACCAAGATAGTACCTCTTCTTCTCAGTAAGAGACATAGCATGTGTGATGCTATCATTAAACTCTTTTAACTTCTCTTTATCCTTAAGAGACTTTCTGATAATAGAAATCATCTTGGTTTGAATTTTAATTTTCTTAGAAGACTTATCTGCGGAGATAAGACGTTCATTGTTGTTTCTAACATTGAACCAATTGAAAAAATCACGGAATTCATCATCATGGAATAGTGGAAGGAACTTACTCTCAGTGTCCCCTATATGCCTCAAGAAGGGTTTCAAACCATCGTACATAGACATTCCCTTGGTTGTCCCATAAAGGGAAGTTGTCTCAAAATATTTTATATCGGTTCCATACTTATCATCAAACTGTCTTTTCAACTCATATGATGAAGCTAACAGTGCTAAAAGTTTACCTCCCAAATAATTATATCCAAATGGTTGTGTGGGAACAATATTAAACCCCATCACAAAATCTCTATTAATTTCTTTTAATGGAACTACCTTATCAAAATAATTATTACGTGGTTTACTATTAATCGTCGGTGAACCAAACCTAACAACACCTACTATCTTATTTGTTTTCTTCTCTGTAACTATCCACTTATGAGTTCGTCCAGGTATTGCCTCTTCAACAGCATTAGATGCTGTAAGATTTAATACCTCAGAATACATCCACTGATTATACCTATGCGTCATCTTTGCACTGGTATCAACCACATGAATCT